GGTTTTAATATCTGTTCTATTGCTACTATTATTACCTACGCAAAGGAAAAGAACTCCATCACCTATTGTTGGATCAAAGATAAAACACTGCTGAGTTTCTGGACCTTTGGATGAATCATATCTGTCGTAGATTGTAGATTTTTGCCAGTCTCTTCTGGGGAAGCATAAACGGTAATTATCACGAACAACTCTCTGAAAATAACAAGCTGATAACCAGAAGTCATTAAGACTTTCAAGGTCGTTCTGAGGAATTTCTGTAAATGTATTTGAATTCAAAGAAACATATTGATTACCAGAGTAGATCAATTCACTCATCTGATTCTTGGCATTTTCAAACTTATTTGTTCCGGTGTTTAGAATTTTTCGTACTGCGGTAACCATTAAGCGTA